TTCATTACAATATCAATAACAAGACTTATCTATCTCCTGATAGTTTTGGTCGGCCAGATCCAATCGTTGAATTTGCTAACCGTCTGAAGAAGACTGGTTCAAAGGAAGATTGGCAGATGGGTCGTAAGATGGAACCAAAGATGCGTACTTTCGTACCAGTCATTGTTCGTGGTGAAGAAGGAGAAGGTGTCAAGTTCTGGGGATTTGGAAAGCAAGTTTATCAAGAACTTCTTTCAATCATCAGTGATCCTGATTTCGGTGATATTACCGATCTAACCAATGGTCGTGATATCGTTGTAGAATTCAAGACAGCTGAAGGCGGAGCTAGTTTCCCAGAAACCAGCATTCGTGTTAAACCAAACGTAAGTGTCGCCGTAGATCCAAAGAATACCCAACTCTTGGATGCTCTAAAGGCACAAGTAAACATCTTGGATTTGTTTGAAGAACTATCCTATGATGACTTGAAGGAAGTTATGGATAAGTGGTTGAATCCAGAATCAGCCGCAACCGAAGTTGCAGCTGAACCTACTCCTAGTGGAGATGATGATGAAGCTCCGTTTTCAACATCACCAGCAGTAACCGCAACTGCTACAGCTAAGGCACCAGCTTCACCAACTGCTGCCAAAGCAAAGGGTAAAGACAGTGTAGAACAAGCATTTGATGACTTGTTTAACTCCTAAAAAATAAAAATAAGCCGGTGGAGTTTTTATACCCCACCGGCTTTCTAGTTATATACGTTATGGCAAAGAAAAGTGTTACAAAAGATACATCGGGTCAACGTGACGAATTAATCGAAATGTTGGCGAATGAGCTTAACAAAGCAAATAAAGATGGTGGTAAAATTGCACATTTCCTAGATGAACAAGATAATCCTTCAGAAATTACTGATTGGATTAGTACTGGCTCTTCTATTTTGGATCTTGCAATTAGTAATCGTCCACACGGCGGTCTACCAGTTGGTAAGATGGTTGAATTCAACGGACTTGAAGGTACTGGTAAGAGTCTATTGTCGGCACACGTTGTCGCAGATACACAGAAGAAGGGTGGAGTCGCTGTAGTAATTGATACTGAAAACGCAGCTGCGCCTGAGTTCTGGAAGAGTCTTGGTGTAGATTTGTCTAAGCTACTATATGTTCAATGTGAAACCGTTGAAGATATTTTTGCTCAGATGGAGAAGATGATCGCGATTGTTCGTAAGAGCAACAAAGATCGTATTCTTACAATCATTGTAGATTCTGTAGCAGCAGCATCTACTAAAGTTGAATTGGAAAGTGATCACGGTAAGGATGGATTTGCAACGGGTAAATCTATTATTATCAGTAAGGCAATGCGTAAGATTACTACTATGATTGGTAAACAGAAAGTATTGACTGTATTTACTAATCAACTACGTCAGAATTTAAATGCTATGGCATTTGGTGATAAGTACGTAGTAAGTGGTGGTAAGGCTTTAGCATATCATTGTAGTGTACGTGTTCGTTTGAATAATGCCGGTAAACTCAAGAAGGGTGAAGAAGTCATCGGAAACGAGTGTAAGGCAGTTGTTATCAAGAATCGTATGGGACCACCTCAACGTCAGGCCAATTTTGATATCTATTTTGATAGTGGAATTGCTGACTATGGCAGTTGGATTAAAGTTCTAAAAGAACAAAATCTAATTAAACAGGGTGGTGCTTATTATACTTATAAAAAGAACGATGGAAACGAATGGAAGTTCCAATCCAAAGACTTTGTAAGTGTAATGCAGAGTGACAAACAATTGGGTGAAGAAATTTACCTGAAGATTTGTGACGCTGTAATTATGAAATACAAAGATCCCAATAGTCAAATTATTGAGGATGCTGTTGTGGATACACACGAAGAAACTGCAGGCAACGAAGAATAATACGTTGATAGGATGTTTTTCCGCATTGCCTACTATTTATTAGTATGGATAACAATGCGGAAAAACTCTTTTTTGAAGACCGATCTGAACGATTATATCAAATCTTTATAAAAGATGAATCAATATGTGGATTTACTTCTTTATTTAAACTGAATAAAATTGGTAGCAAAACTGGGGAAAAAATAAAAAAATATTTATATAATAAATATGGTGAAACTTATTTGAAAAAAATAAGTGCTGTTAGAACGTCTAAAGCTGCTCATCAAAAAAGAAACAAAGATAGTTATTTTATTTCTTCAGAAAGAAGACAAAAAATGTCTGTCGGTATTAAAAAATATTATAAAAATAATCAGTCCGCTAAATCTAGATGTAGGGATTTAATGATTAAACATTGTTTACCAAAGTGCCAAACAATGGAGAGTAAAATAAAACGAGTAAAGAGTAGAGACTGGTATAAACCCAGTGAAGACACTAAACAAAAAATGTCTCAATCTCAACTTGGAAAGCCATTAACAGAAGAACATAAGTTAAAATTAAGAAAACCAAAGAAAACCAAACGATCTAATTTTAGACATACTACTGAAACAAAACACAAATTATCGTTAATTACTAAAAATCAGTGGAAAAGTGGAATTCACAAACCAATTTTTAAATCTAAAGGACAGCAGGAAGTAATTAGATTGTTAAAAGAACAAGGATATTCAATTCAAGATGAATATGTTGTTGGGGGGAAGCCATACGATGTGTTTGTAAAAGAAAAAAATTTATTAATAGAATTTAATGGTACTTATTGGCACAGAGATCCTAGATTTTTTACATCGTCCGATGAAGTTATTAAAATATGGGAAAAAGATAAAAATAAAATGTTGATTGCTGAATCGTATGGGTATATAATAAAAGTTATATGGCAACACGATTGGGAACAATGTAAAGACAAAAATATATACATTAAAAAACTATTAAATGAGCAACTTTGACAACAAAGAAATGAAGAAGTTATTTTCTTTATTTCAAAATATAGAAAGCGATTCCGTCACCGGAGGACTTAAAAAATCACTTAATAGTGATGTCCTTTTGGTTGACGGATTGTAGTGAATACTTACATTCGTAGTTTTATGGCCATTCCTTCACTCAATGAAGATGGGTTACACACTGGGGGTATTGCTGGTTTCTTGAAGAGCATTGGATATGCAATTAAATTACTTTCTCCTACCCGAGTTATTATTGTATTTGATGGTAAAGGTGGTAGTCAGAAACGCAGAAAGATATATCCAGGTTACAAAAACGGCAGAAAGACTGATATTCGTCTCAACCGTAATTACGAAGAATTATCTTCATCACAGATTGAATCTGTTAACTTCAAAAAAGAATTGATTCGTACTGTAAATTATTTGGACACGTTGCCTGTAACAGTTATGGCAATTGATCAAATAGAAGCGGACGACACAATTGCTTATTTAGCTAAAGAAACTTTTAAGGACAGTAATGTAACAATTATGTCTACTGATAAAGATTTTCTTCAACTAGCAAGTGACAAGATTAAAATCTGGAGTCCTGTAAAAAAGAAAATTTTTGGTTGTAAAGAAATAGTGGATGAATATGGAATTACTTGCAATAACTTTGTTTTATACAGAGTTATGGAAGGTGACGTTAGCGACAACATACCTGGACTAGATGGTGTGGGTTTAAAACGTGTAGTAAAAGCATTTCCATTTTTATCAGACGGTCAACAATATGGATTACAAGAAATTTATAATTACTCTGAAAACAACAGAGGTAAATATAAAATATACGATACTGTATTGGATAATAAGTTGTTACTAGAAAGAAATCACTCTCTGATGCAATTGAGTGATACGCAGGTTCAGTCATTTACACAATTACGTATAGAAGAAATAATAAAGACTCCTATTCGTAAAATAGATAAAATGACTTTTACGAAGTTGATTACAGAAGACAAAATGTGGAATAATATCCCAAATTATCACATTTGGTTGAATGAGTGTTTTGGCAAACTAAACAGTTTCATCGAATAAAAAATAAACGTTATTTAAACGTTGTGGTTGGTAAAAAACAGTGGTATAGTAGAGTTATCTTATGGAAAACAAAAAAGCAATTGATTCATTAACAAAATATGGCCGTGACTTCCAAATCAAGTGTATTTCGTGCTTGATATCTGATCGTTCATTTATTGAACGAATTCACGATATTATTGAAGTAGACTTCTTTGAAAGTGATGCAAATAAGTGGGTAGTAAAAGAAAGTATTAAATATTTCAATGAGTATAAAGATCTTCCAACATTAACAGTATTCAAAATTAAATTGGATGAGATCAATGATGAACTTCTAAAACGAAGCATAGTAGACAATCTCAAATTGGTATATCAAAAGGTTAGTGATAGTGATTTGAAATTTGTCAAAGAACAGTTTTTGGAATTCTGTAAGAATCAAAAGCTAAAGAACGCTATTATTGAAAGTGCTGATCTATTGGCACTTGGTCAATACGAAAAGATTAAAAACGTAGTTGACCACGCAATGAAAGCTGGTATGGAACGTAATATCGGTCACGATTACTCTGAAGACGTTGAAAAACG